AAAGCAGAGGTGGGCGGAGAACCATTACCGCCCGCCTTTGCGGCATTTGAACGGGCAGGAATTATCCTGCGCCGTGCAGAAATCACGATGGTTGCTGGCACTCCAGGTGCAGGCAAGTCATCAGTTGCACTGGCAATCGCAGCCAAATCCAAAGTACCTACGCTGTACTTCAGCGCAGATACTAATGCTCACACAATGGCAATGCGTCTTGTTGCTATGTCTGGTCGTATGACACAGACAGCAGCAGAGCAGTTGCTCAAGCGTGAGCCCAATCAAGCAGAAGAAATCCTTACCCTGAACAATCATTTGTTCTGGTCCTTTGAGTCAACACCCACTCTAAAAGATTTAGACGACGAGGTATCAGCATTTGAAACTGTGTGGGGTAGGAGTCCAACGCTTATTGTGGTAGACAACCTTATGGATATTGCGATGGATGGTCACGAAGAATTCCAAGGTATGCGAGCAGCAATGAAGGAGTTGAAGTATCTTGCAAGAGATACCAACGCAGCAGTGCTGGTCTTGCACCATACCAAGGAAGGCTTTGAGGGTTATCCTTGCCAGCCACGGTCAGCCATTCAGGGTCTGGTCAATCAGATTCCAGCAATGGTATTGACTATAGGACAGATGAAGCAGGGTGATGAGACCTACCTCTGCGTAGCCCCAGTCAAGAACAGATACGGGCGGGCAGACCAGACAGGTAATAATTATGTCAGCCTGGCTTTCAATCCAGACAGTATGTATCTAGATGATGTTCAAGTTAAATATATGCAGGAGCAAATGTATGGAAACTAAAGTATGGGACTGTTCATTCAGTCGTGAAGATATTGAAGTTCTTTTAGGAGCAGCAGTGTCAGATGGCGAATGGAACATTATTGTTGATGAGTTATACAACAATGATAATCTTTATAACAAAGTACAATCAGAAGTATTAAAGGTAGCAAGAGCAGCAATTGAGTAGCGCAGCCAAACGCAAAGGTAGTCAAGCAGAGCGCGATGTAGTCGCGTATCTAAAAGCCAACGGCTATCCCTATGCAGACCGCAGAGTTGCAGGAGCAACCTTAGACAAAGGCGACATAAGCGGTGTGTTAGGTGTAACCATAGAGATTAAGAACCACGCACGGCTAGACCTTGCGGGCTGGCTAGCAGAGTTAGAAGTAGAAATGAAAAACGACAATGCTTGGACAGGTGTTGTCATCCATAAACGGAAAGGTAAAGGAGACGTAGGAGAATGGTATGCAACCCTGCCAGTAAAGGTATGGTTAGCGCTACTCCGCAAAGCAAATGGAGAAACATAGTATTGCTGCATACCTAGAGTATGTAGGCGCCGCCGTGCCAGCACGGGGACACGGCTGGCGCAAAATTAAATGCCCGTTCCATCCAGATAAACACGCTTCCGCTGGTGTTAACTTTGATGAGAATAGATTTAAGTGCCACGCTTGTGGCGTTGGCGGAGACGTATACGACTTAATTATGCAAAGAGAAGGAGGAAACTATCGTGAGGCTGTCAAATTCGCAGAGACAATTTCTCCTACAGGCAGCGACAGAGTACGCCCAGCACATACATCAGGCAGCAGATTATCTAGCAACACGGGGTCTGTCGGTAGAAGAAGCAAGGAAGTTTCATATCGGAGTAGTGGACAATCCATTACCAGGTCACGAAGGCTACAAGGGTAAGTTAGTAATCCCCTACATAACTCCATCAGGTGTAGTTGACCTACGCTTTCGTAGCATCCACGGCGAAGACCCTAAGTACATAGGTCTGCCAGGGGCTAAGACCACAATGTTTAATGCACAGTCAGTGCTAACAGCAGATGGCTACATCTGTGTCACCGAAGGTGAGATTGACTGCATTACAACAGTAGTTAAGACAGGACATCCAGCAGTCGGCATTCCAGGTGCTAACAATTGGAAGCCTTACTACAGCAAAATACTTGACGACTTTGATACAGTGATTGTGCTAGCAGATGGCGACAGTCCAGGGTTAGAGTTTGGTAAAAAGATTAGTCGTGAGTTAGGGAATGTAAACATAGTACAAATGCCAGAAGGGCACGATGTAAATAGCATCGTCCAACAAGAAGGAGCGGAGTGGCTTAATGAGCGAATCAGCAGATGTTTTTCAGGACAATGATGAGTTCTGGGATTATGTTAAAGACAACCCACGGATAATCGGGATACCAGTATCAGAACATAAAGGCTTGGATTTACTCTCTGCTCTTAGAGATGTACGAGAAGCCTACAAAAAAGACCCATATATGGGCGACACAATGCTGACACTATTAGGCAGCCTGCTAGCAGGGGTAGCCAATGGTGAAGGCGAGGAGATGGTAGAAGAAGTTATAGTCTCAGAGGCTATGGTTAATGTAGATAGCGAACTAAAGAAGGTACTTGATGAAGGACGTTAAACATTTTGATGACATTCTCAGTGAATTAAAAATTACTATGGTAAAGAAGCACGCTGACTATGGTCCCTACAATATAGCCAAAGCACCAGGCGGTGCTATGAATGGATTGATTGTCAGGATGCACGACAAGATGACTCGTCTACAAAATTTATATTACAAAAAGAAAGACACGCCGAACTATGAATCCATTGAAGATACCCTGCTTGACCTAGCCAATTATGCCATAATCGGACTATTGGTACAAAGGGGTCAATGGGAAGGGATAGATGAACGCTAAGTACTACCAAGAGTATGACTCGGTAGTAGCAGGTCTGGCTGCTGAATACCATAGGAAGTATCCAATGGTTGAGGCAGATGATATACAGCAGGTTCTCTGGCTTTGGTTTATTACGCATCCCAATAAATATAATGAATGGTCTAAATTAGATAACAAAGATAAAGATAAACTCATAGGTAAATCCCTACGGAACGCAGCCGTCAAATATTGTGAGCGGGAAAAAGCGCGGGCGGTGGGCTACGAGTTGCTAGACCTGTACTACTACGATGCCTCAGTCATAGAGGCATTTATGCCCAGCATTATTGCTGAGTCATATGAGATGCCATCTAAAATCAAAGACCTTAACTTTAAGTTTAGTAAATCAGAAGGCACTAGTGATGGCAACAACTGGCTGGTATTACGGTCAGATATAGCCACGGCTTTCTACAGGCTGACAGAGGCTAAGCAAAATGTTTTGCGGATTCGTTTCAGCACGGATAACAATGAGTGGAGCCTGATAGCCAAGGACTTGAAGACAACACCAGATGGTGCACGGATGAAGGTGCAGAGGGCTATCAACTCTCTAATTAGAAATCTAGGTGGCTGGCGTACCTTTACAGATGAGGACCTAGTCGCAGTAGAAGAAGATGAAGATGAGTCAGAGTAGAGACATCAGAGAACTTCTACACTTAGTGGACTACAGCAAGTCAATGGACTTGCGTGGTGAACCAACAGAAGTATGCGTATGTGGTTGTGAAATTTTTGTAATGCTTGGTGGATTTGTAGATGGTGAGATTGCTTTTTACTTTACAGATGCTGAGTGTGCTAGTTGTGGCAGTATGGTAACTCTACCTACACCTAGCGGAGAGGAAGATGGTTGTGCCGACGTATGATTTTAAGTGCAAGTCTTGTGGGACTATTACAGAAGTAACAACTAATCATCCAATTCCTTGTGAACTATGCGGTGAGATAATGATTAGGATTTGGACAGCAAACCCAGTACACTTCAAAGGTACTGGATTCTATAAAACAGGAGGCTAAATGAAACTTAGATACAGCAACGGCTGGAACTATAAACGATTTACTTTGGTTATAGGTGGCAGCCTAACTAGATTTGGATTTGGTTTTTGCATTAGCCGTTGGCACGCAGACTTAGACCTTGGCTTCTTTTGGATTGGAGTTGAGTGGTAATGATTGAATTCAAAAACAAACCAGCCTGCGAAGGTACTGATACTGAACAGTGGTTTAGCAAAGACTCTGGCGAGTATATGAATGAACGTTTATTATATAGAATCTGTCAGGGTTGCCCAGCCAAAGCAGAGTGCCTAGAGTATGCACTATATAACAAGGTACTTGGATACTGGGCAGGAACTACTGAGCGTAAGCGTAAGTTAATTCGCAGACAACTTGGCATTACAGCCAAACCTGTACTACCAGAGTGGGAGTTAAATAGACGTGGCGCTTGAACCTATACGGCAGATAGCAAGTGATGGCAAGCGGGAGCAGATAGCAGCCAAAGCGCTGACGGATTACTTCATTAACTGGAAGTTATATCCAACACCACGCTTCTTCTTTACCGACTTTCACATCACTGTAATGCACGGCAATGGCAGAGAGAACTACATCGGAGACCTAGAAATCAAATGGCTTAAGACAGATAGCAGCAAGCCAGCCATCTTCCCGTTCAACAAACTACAGCAGATTATGATTGCACCACCATATACAGATACAGATTACTCATACCACCGTATCTGCTTTAGATATTCAGACGGCATACTTGTAGTCCCAGCCAGAGAGATAGCCCACCTACAGCCAGTCTTTCATACCCGTTGGGATACCAAAGAGCGGGACCTAGTAGTTTTTGTTAATGCCTCAGACTACCCTCAGTATTGGCACAACCTGATAATCAATGAGGTTTCTTCTAGTTAGGGGAAGACTAGGAGAAAGCAGAAAAGACCCCTCTACCTATATCGGACTAGGTAAAGGGGTCTATTCGTGTCTAAAAACCGCCTTAGAAGGCGTTTACGGGGCTATCGTGCTCCGCGTCCAAACTCTGTGGCAGATGGGTCTAGCCACTTTAGGACAGGTCCAAGGAAGCCAGCGAGTGCTGCAGTTCCTAGAACCTTAACATCAGTCTCTCCTGCAAGGTAGAGTGCAATAGCAGCAGATGCTGCAGCACGGAACCAAGATAAGGATAGTTGCTTTAGAGTTTCCATTAACTCTCTCTTTCTTCTATGCATTTACCGCATAAGAATGCCCAGCCTCTGTAGACATAAGCACCTTCTGCATTGCACCCATCACAGTCTAGTAATGGGTTAGGCTCTCCTTCAGGTAGTAGCACGATGCACCTTGCAACAGGTACATACAAGCGCAGGAGAAACAGCGACTTTCTTTTTAGGAGTAGGTTGCAGTTTAGCCTTTACCTGATTGAGAACTTTAGGTTGATTTAACCACCAGAACCAAGGGCTAGTGTCATTACTGTAAGCCCTATCAATAGAAATATGTAGATGCTTATTGTGAGGATTGCTACCACTGTACTTGCGGTTGCCCTCTTTGCGTCTAGCCCGTGACCAAATCTTGCCTTGAAAGATAAGATAGTTGATGCGGTTATCTTCTTTAAGTTTTTCAAAAATGATTGCACAATCTACGCCATTGTCAGGGTCGTGGGTTAGGTCTACTGCTAGCCCAGTATTGTGGTCCGAATTCGGGCTCGCCTTCAGATGCGCTAACGATGGCAAAAGTCCGTCGGACAGTTTCTTGCGCTTCGGAAATAATGCTGTCGCTTGTCTCAGTACAGCAATAGCCGCAGGCGTGGCTTTCCCTACCACAGGTGTTCCCGTAGGTTTCATTGTCCCTCACTTCTTTAGTGCTTCTTTGATTAACTCTGTTAGTAAATCTACTTTAGTTTCTAAACCATTTACTTTATCCTTAAGACTGGAGCCACCGTTGGGCTTAAGTTCTGATAAGTAATGTTTAGTTAGATGTTTAACTCCCATTGCTAGTGCGCCTATGAGAGTAGTAATTGCAACGGCTAAGCCAGCCCAGTCAGCAGGATTCATTTATACAGTCCTTATAAGTATGTCAATGATTCCACCATAGCCAGAGAACCCCCTGTCTGGTGGAGTTTGTCGGGTAAAAGTAACTTGCTCAACTACAACTTGGCGAGATTCGCCAGTTTGTAAATCCTGCCAGGTTATGACATCACCGTTTTGTTCAATGGTTTCTAGTTGTGCTACACGTGCAACTGCACGTCCTTCGTAGCCAACCATTACATTGTACTTATCTGTCTCAATGTCATAGTTAAAGACAGGAAACTTAATGAGTCTTTGGCGTGGAGTAGCGATAGTCGCTTTTGCCTGATAGCCCTTGAAGATAGGACCTTTAGTGTTATCTGTGCCGTCTCTGTAAAGAATAAACTTGTAGGCTATATACTCTTGTGCACCTGTTGGCTGGCTAGTAGTTACTTCTACTGGCGGAACTGATACATCATATGAGACAAGGTCATACTCTGTGCCATCTTTATCTACAGTCTCTAGCGTCATAGAACCGTAGGTAAAGTCACCGCGTCCTACAAGACGCTTAAAGTTTTTTGGCTCAAGAGTGTTATAGCGAATATAACCAGTGGTGAGATAGCCAGTAGTCATTAAAGTGCTGGCAGATTCTGAGTAGATGTATCCGTTAGCCGATGATGCATAGGTTGTGCAGTAGGCAAGGCGGTCAGTTGTGCCCAAGAAAGCACACGATGTGGTGTAATGCCCAGTTACTCCTGAGTAATATAAATCGTTAGCGTAAGCAAAACGCAATGGTGATAGTTCATTACCTAAGTCAATACGGATAACTCCAGGGTTGCCATCAACACCAGTTGCACACCAGATGTAATTCTGTCTAGCAGCAAAGTCATAGCAAGGCTGGTCGGTTTCCACAAGCAAAGGACCGTAGGTAAGTGAACCGTCTTGGTCATTAACTGTAGCAATACGAATACCTTTGCTAGTTCCGATAGCCATATATCCTAGATAGTAAAAGATACGATGAACTATTTCACCGACTGGTAGTTCTGCTGCTACTACCGCCGACGTAAGCGTCGGCATAGCACCTGCTGTGCTGAGTGTAAACTTCTGAATTGTTGACTGAATACCGTTATAGCCAGAGATATAGATTGCTGGACCTGATGCTGTAATGCTGGTATATACGTGAGTAGTTGCTGGATGTGTATAGACTGCTGTAGGTAGTGCTGATGCTGCTGATGTAAATTCATAGACAGCATTGTTGGCACACATAACAATACGTTCTTTAACAAACTCCATCACCGCATTGTTAACAGTAATACCATTAGCCGTAAACATAACAGTAGCGGATGTAGACGAGTTGCCTATAAGTGGCTTTCTATTTACTTCTAACTTACCTGATGGACCTGTATCATTAGTTACCCAGTAAGCATCGGTACCATCATCACAAATAGCATAAACTCGGTCGTCAGTGCCAGAGTTATAGTCAATAAAATGAGTAACAGTTCCAGCAGTATCAATTTTGTCTACATCGTATTCGTCTAGTACGAGTACACCGTTAGTACCAGACCATTGAATGCTACGCATATACTGGCTAGCACGACCATTAGATGCAATAGAGCCAGTCATTTCGTGTCCTTGAGTGCTGGACTTAAGCAGTGTTACTTCACCCTCAGTCCAAACATCTACACCTTTGCTATCTGCATACTGGAATGTACCTTCTCCAGGAATTAAAGCAGGGTCATAAAAAGTAATGCCAGTCCCGTCGTGAAACGAGGACTGGCTTCTTATCCACCACCCAGTTAGAGACTGCTCACCAGGTTCAGTCTGATTATCAAACTGTTCTTTTCGGTAAGGTGCAGTCTGGCGGATATAAGGACGCTGGTCGGAAATAGCATAGATAAACGGCATACCGCCTAAAGCAGTATCATAAGCAATATCAGTGTTCTGCCAGATAGATGTATCAGATACAACACCTACGTCAACTGCAATCGCTCTACTAGAACGACCTTCGGTAATATCACGACCAGCCACTTATTCTCCTAGCCTTCTTGTTGTTCCTTAAGTTGATTTTTCAAATGTTGATGCGCCCAATAGAGTGCGTAATAATCAAAGTCAAGGCTGAATCTCTTGATGTGTTTAACTAGCGCCCCAGTGTGGGCGTGAAGCGGGATACCTGCCTTCTTCATACGGCGGAAGAAAATAATATCTTCGCCGATGAAATGGTCATCATCCCCGTCACCAGTCTCGGTAAACATACCTTTGCCTGGATTAGCCTCACGAATCTTGGGCACAATAGACTTGTGCATTAAGACAAAACCAAAACCAGCATTGTCAATCTTGATAACTTCGTTATCAGGTAGCGGATGGATGTACTGAATCTGATACTCAGATACATCATTAAAGAGAACAGGGTATGGTTTCATCAGGCTACCCTCATTCTCTTTAGAGATGAAGTAGACACCTGATACGACAGGCTTGCCTATCTTGTCTGCTGTCTTCCATAGTTTAGCCATAGCATCTAGGCTAAGGACTATGTCTGAATCTACCCACAGTAGCCAGTCAGTCTTAATCTTATCTGCCCAATGGTCAAAGAGTACTTGGCGTTGTCTGCCAATCTGATTACCTTGGACTCGGATACTGGTGTGGATAGGCATACCGTTGGCACCGCCAGTGATAACTGCTGTCATCAAACCTTCGGTAAACTTGCCATCAGTTGTGCCATTATCACACCAGCCGATTGCTACAGTTTCATTCTTTTGTATCATTGTCCCCTTGCTTTCTTTACTTAGATAGATGTCCAACCTCTGATACTACCGCCCTCTA